ATCCTCGATCTCATAGAGATCGCGGTCTTCTGGAGATTGGCTAAAACCAGCAACCCTGATAGGGTCGAAGGTTAAAATACCAAGAGCCAGAAGGAGCCTTATCGAGTCTACCGATGTAATCCAATGAAGGAATACACACGGTATATTATCCTCGAAAGGCAAATTATGACACCCCAACTCAATGGAGACGGGGCTCCCAGTGAAGTCGCCCGTGCGACTTCCGGCTACGATCGTATTCAGACACGACTCGAGCATTGCTCGGGTTGTGTTGTCTGGTAAAGAAATCCAGCAACGCATCGTAACCGTCTCGGTTTCCTCGTCCTGTCTTGGATCGGAGATCCCAGACAAGAACTTCAGGACGCTGGTATCGATTTGACCATCTGGTTCGCAGATGGCTTTCATCAGTACCAACGAATGAAGCGAAACCGAAATACCCAGAGTCACCGGGACCCACGACCCGAATGGAGCATCGAGCTCTTGAGGGAAGGAGGTCTTCAAGGCTGTATGAAGCATGCCATAATCCTTTATTAAAGAGATTGTTGGTAGTGTCTACTACAGCCCTAATTGACTCAGGGCCGTTAGCGACTAATGTCTTAGGACGGACTGGGGTAATATCATAACCCTTAAATCCGTCTACGCCACAGGACTCCCGAAAGTGTCCGTTAACATAGCTTTTAGCTGTGTTAACTCGCAATTGAAGGAGCTCCATGGCTCGGACAAGTCGCGCATACCCGTGTGTCGGGATGATGATATCATCTCCATACACTCGGACGTGACGGCGCAACCTGCTAATCTTAGACCATGTTACTTCACCATGGGTGCAAGCACCCAAGGCAATGCAGAGCATGATAAAAGACATCACAGGAAACGTCGTAGCAGTACCTTGCGAGGCGAACTTCTTGGGTTTCAAGAAGCCCGGACTATCGGAGATATCATCTCTGATATACCTCGTACGTGCGGCGTGCAGAGCGGTCAGAAGACTCGGATGAGTCCTAAAGATCCGTTCCACGGTCCAACACGTAACACGATCGCTTGCATCAGATAAATCAACTGTTGCATGCTTTCGGTCAAGTGAAGCTTGGAGCACCATCTGACCACTTTTCCATTGACTGTTCAGGTCAATGAAGTGCCCTCCAAAGAGGGTCTTGAATTGGTCTTCAAACCAACGCAAGATCAGCTGCTGACAGTACATATGTGCTGTCGGTTCCGCGGCAATGAGTCTTGGAGACTTCGCAGTCTTTGGGACACAATGCATGCGGGACGCAGATTCATGGTGTGACGGCCTCTCCAAAGGTGAACCCGCGGTTGATCCGCAGAGTGCCCATGGAAAGGTTCCTTCAAGCTTCATCGGCCAGTTTGGGAACTGGGATTTCTCCCAATTCTTCAACCGTTCCGAAACAGCACCACGTCCATGTCTAAAACCGGTACCACGGCCCGCTTCTTCCATCTCACCTGAAAAGGAGAGTGGAGAGAATTCGGGCATAGCACCAACGATAAGATCAGCTACTCGCTGGATCTTGTCGAGGAGGCGTCGGTCTTCTTTACTTTCTCCTTCCGAACTCGTCGCTTGCGCGAAGAGAGGAAGAGAGGAAGGATCGGAGCCAATGCAGTCACTAAGGCTGCCGTTGAACTTCCGATGGCCGATACCAAGGCAATCAGCCCCCCACCCGAGGGTGGGAGGTCGGAGCCTCCGCTCGATGTCATGGTAATTCTCCATAGTTGCTTGGATGCGACTAGGGGAACATTCCACGGCTATACGCTTTCCAAGGGTCGTGAGACACCTTAAGAAGAATATAGCATTTACATCAGCGTCCGGTTTTAGATTAGCCTGTTTGTCAAAGACGCGCAACCAGAGTCCCGAGAATAATCTCGGCACCCTGACTCTCTTGGATACCCTTCGTGAGAAGGGTCCAGAGAGCTGAAGGCGCCCCGTATCGAGGCCCGCTAATAAAAGCGAATCAAGATTCGGGAGGTCTAACGTGAACAATGTTAGACCACGTCTTTGACACTGAGTGGCGAGGTTCTCTATATCGAGATCAACTCCACCCAGAGCCGGGTACACTGAAAGTACATCTTTACAGATGCCTTTCATAACGTGGAGTAGAGCATTCACTTGACTTTTCATCCAAAGCTCCTATAAAGGACGACGATGGAATTCAAGCCGCAGATGCTCAATGTCCCTCTAGGGCGTCTCAAACCCTAGATCCAATTTAGGTCGTTTATTACGACTCGAAATTGGTCAACTTGGTGAGTGCCGCATTCGAACTGGCCGTAAGGGCAGTAAGAAGGGCAGAGGCAAGGTACACGGGATCGGCAAGGGAATCACCCTTGTCATTTTCCATGACCATATAAGTCTTCCTGATGGTCGACTTAGTTGCCGGCGAAACCGGAAATACTTCCTGCACGAGCTCGACATTGTGACGGTCAACAGACACGCCACGCTTCTTGTCCGTGTAGTTGGTGTTCCGAATTGCCAATCGAAGTTCATCCGTCGAGGAACGGAGTCGGTATTCCGAAGAATACTGATCCTGATTCACTTTGACGAGAGACTTCGCCACCGAGTTGATGGTGACAGAAAACGGATCTGCGAACATGATTCTACTCCTAGCTTGCTTGTTGCGAACGGGGACAATACTACGTCCTCGTTATTGCTAACGAAGCAAGTATGCCCATCTGGTTCCCATCGAGAAATGGGAAATGAGCTATTGGAGCGACAAAAGACGGGTGTCGGGATTTCGTCTCATACGACATTTTGCCGGGTGAGAGAGTGACCCCAGTATCAGTTGCAGTAGCATCTGATACCATCTCCGTCTGCGTGTGTCGAATGACGTGAACGCCTTCGACATGAGCTGGAATAACGTTACGAGTGGCCTTAAAATAAGTGCCAATGTTCGTACCCCAGTCAATTAGCCAGGACCATGGAATCCCTTCCCATAACGCACCAGCGTTAAGGTCAAGGTTTACCACGGCCCTCCTGACTAATGCACGCATATCGTCATCGGACATCAGGTGTTTCACGTCCTCATCGGTTACCCACCGAATATGGCCGCGGACATTCTGAACCGTCTTCCAGTGACAGAACGTTTGTACGAATCTGTCAGCCGACTGCATCACTTCATAGGTGGTGTCAGACGTGGAATAGGTGCCGAAGTCGATTGTACGCCTGTACCCTCGGGCGGATCTAAGCTTTTCAACCTGCTTGATGCGGCGATTAACTGCATCTTGAAAGTTACAAAGCTTGACCAAGTCTCCAACCAACGGCGCAATGCCGAATTGGTATAAGAGATTTATATCACCGAAAACCGCTAAGGCCTTTTTATAGCCATATCGGTTCCGATACGCCTTGTACTTGAATATCTTAGAAAAGATATCCAAGCCTCGGCTACGTATCAGATCAGTGATATCGCCTAACTCTAGGATATTCGCCGCCACGTCCACATAGGGACGTGACGGATTGGTCCTAGCAGCTAGTTGCGTCGCTATGTCGACGTCACTAGGAGAGTCAGGTATAGAACGATGACCGAATGTAGAAGGGAAGTCGAAGAAGTCACAACGGTAGTTGGCCATGCCACCACCGAAGTAACCACCTTCAGGAAGATTGAGCTTTCCCCCCTCGATCGTTTGTTTATAAAGATCGAAGGGAGCACAATCTCCAGGTCCGGTTTGATCCGAGACACTACTTCTCTCCGTCCATACGGGGAAACCCCCAGCAACTTGACCGAATCTCCAACGAAAACCTTTATCTTCGTTGAGTGAACGGGTTCGTGTACGAGGGGCCATTGTTCTATTCTCCAATAAAGGAGGAGGTCTCCGATACAATGATACGCAAGTATCAAGAGAACCGTGTGGCGGCCCGAAAGGGTC